TCAAAAAACAATTTAGTGAAAATTTGAAGGCTAAATTTGGTGTTGAATGGTTTAGCAAAAGTGATGAATGGTATGAAAAAACCAGGCAAACAATGAATGAAAAATATGGTGATTGGAATTTTAATGCTCAAAGGCAACAAATTAAGCAAACATGGTTAGCTAAATATGGTGTTGATAACCCTTTGAAATCGCCTATAGTAAAACAAAAACAAAAGCAAACAATGAAACAAAAATATGGTGAAGTAACAAATTTGCTATTGTCTGAAAATCAACAAAAGGCTTTAGCAAAACGGTTGAATAATTTGTATAAAAACAGTCATTTATGTAATGATAAAGCAACATGGGCACAATTTTTTGATGAAAATGGTATATTTGATGTTGATAAATGTGTTGAATTTTTTGGTATAACTCACCTACCTATTATAAGAAAGAAACTAAAAGAGTTTGGTTGGGTTAATGTATTAATGAGCAATTCAAATCATTTTTTACAAACTGAATTTGTAATGAAAATAAGAAAATTTTATGATGGTGAAATACAAGTTGATGTTCATGATTTAATTGATGATTTTGAAATTGACATTTACATACCTGAACATAAATTAGCTATTGAAGTTGATGGATTGATGTTTCATTCAATTGGTAAAAGCAAATATGAAAAATTTAATAATGCGAATAATATGGCATTTGAACGTAAAAGGGCTAAATTGAAACAAGCAAAATGTGAAGCAAAAGGCATTCAATTGTTGAGGGTATTTGAAAATGAAATTTATGATGAAAACAAATTGAATATATGGTTAAATATGATAAAGGTGAAATTGGGTTTAGCATCAAAAATTATACCAGCAAGAAAATGTAAATTTGTTCAAATACCTGTTGAAATTGAAAGGCAATTTTTGAACAAAAATCATTTACAGGGTTATATATCAAGCAAAATAGCATTTGGTTTAATATATGAAAATGAATTAGTAGCTGTTATGAGTTTTAGTGATATTAGGTTCAAACGTAAAGTGTTGACTAATAAAAAAGATTTTGAATTATTAAGGTATGCTGTTAAAAATGATTATGTTGTAGTTGGTGGTGCTGGTAAATTATTGAAACATTTTGAAAGGTTGATGAAACCTGAATATATAATTAGTTATGCTAACAGGCGTTGGAGCAAAGGCGATTTATATGAAAAATTGGGTTTTGAATTTATTGGTGTTACTAAATCAAATTATTGGTATTTCAATCCAAGTGAAAAGCCTAAAAATAGGTCATTAAAAAATAGGATATATTTTCAAAAACACAAATTGAAAAACTTGTTGCCTAATTTTGATGAAAATTTATCAGAAATGGCAAATATGTTCAATAATGGTTATCGTGTGATATTTGATAATGGTAATAAGGTTTATTTGAAATATTGTTAACTTCAAATTTTTCAAATAGTAAATATTTATAAAGCCTTTTTGCTCATTCAAAGGAGTTAAATAATATGTCTTTTAAATATCCTGTTGATTTAGATTTAAGTAAAAATGGTGTTATAACATTTCATCCTTATAAATGGATATTATTAGATCGTGGTAGTCAAATGACAAGTTCAAAAAAGGAAAGTGATGGTAATACAATTATATTACCTATACAAGCTGATATGACAATTAGTCAACCTGAAAATTGGACTGAAGGCGAAGGTGGTTTGATAATTGGTTCAAGCAAAGATGTTAGGGAGAAAATAAAAGGCATTTTAAGGAGTGTAATGGGTAAAGCTGAAGATAAACTTTTAGGTACAATTGGTCAAAATTATGCTTTGAATGCGGCACGTAATAAAAGGGGCTGGATTACTGATGATTTTTTGGCATTAACATATGCTGGTGTACCTTTATTTGAAAATACATTTACTTTCAGTTTTATACCAAAAAATGCTAAAGAAGCATCAATAATTGAAAATATTATATATGAATTTAGGGTAAAATCATTACCTGAAATGGGTGGTGGGCGTATTCATTACCCAGATGTTTGGGACATTGATATAAGGGTAGCTGGTAAAAGGATAATGCGTTACCCATATTGTGCTATAACTGATGTTTCAACAAATTATAACCCTGAAGGTCATATTCATTTGTCAAAAGATGGTAATTTGATGAGGGTTGATTTGACAATTAGTATAAAACAAGTTGCTCAAATTGATAAAAGTGATATGGCAAAACGTATTTTGGGTGGGGGTTAATTGAATGAAATATTTTAGCAAATTATTTAATAATGTTGAATATGATTTTGGTTTGAATGTACCTGTTGTTATAAAAAATATATTTAGGCAATATGATATTGATATATCAAACCCTGAAATCATCAAATTAGAACATATATATGCCAATGAAACTTTACATGAAATATCATATAAGTTATATGGTACAATTGATTATTGGTGGGTTTTAGCTTTATTAAATGGTATAAAAGATTGGTTTGATGTATATTATAATGATAATTTATTCATGGCAAAGGCTAAAAAGTTAGCACAACAATATTTTGATGATAATAAAATAACTGATTATACACAAGAACAATTTTATGAAAAATACCTTGAATTTTATGAGCAATTGAAAAATAATCAACAATATACAATTATGGTTATAAATCCTGAATATATGACAGATGCTTTGATAAAAATATTTGAAACAATAAAAGCAGGTAGTTGATAAATGTCTGTTAATTTACAATATTTTGTAAAAATTGAAAAATTAACTTTAACAACAACAAAAGGTGTATATGATTTAAGTGATATATTACAATTCATGTTTTACTATACAAGTTTATCAAATTATCATATAATAATGAATTTAATTATAACTGATAGTCAAGATGCTTTAGCTAACTGGGAAGTAAATTTAGGTGACAAATTAAATGTAATTTTAAGTGATGATGATGGACGTATTTTCAAAAGAAAATTGTATTTGATTGAAGTTGAACCAGATACAAATGTTGTTAACATGAACAACCGTGTTAGGGGGCTTTCATTTGTATTTAGTTCAAAAATAATGATTGACCATTTTATGAATACAATTTGTAAACACTTCAAAATGCCAAAAACAGCAGTATTTGATATGATGTTTAACAAGTATTTTAAAAACAATGACATACAATTTATAAATGAAAACAAAGATAATGGTATAATTGAATTTTGGGCAAATTATTGGAAACCTTATGATATATTAGATTTTGTTTTAAATCAAACTTATGATGAATATTATGATTATGTATTATTTGATGATGGTTATAAAGAAAGGTTGGTTAGTTTAAGTCAATTAGCAAGACAACCACGTAAATATACATTTCATAATGAATATAAAAATATAAGGAAAGCTGTTAGTTCATTGAATATACATGAAAGTCAAATAAAAAACAATATGAGTTTTTTGAAATTAGACAATTTGAATGGGTTAGGTAATATATTTTATAAAGATTGTAAATTGAAATATGGGTATAAAAGGGCTAATATAACACCAAGAAATGTATCAACAAAAATGTATTTGATTGATAATGGTGATACAAATTTGTACCCAAAATTTTGTTGTGATAACTACAGGGCTAATATGATATATAGTAATTATGATTGTATTGCCGCAAAACAAAAAGTTGGTGAACAAGCATTTTGGCAATGGCATCAACTTCAATTGGAAATGAAAGGGTTATTGACAAGAAAAGTTGGTGAAGTAGCTTGGGTGAAAATGCCTATATTAGCTGGTTCAATATCACTAAACCAACGTTATGATGGTAGGTGGTTGATACATACCATAAAAACTTCAATTGCTAAAAATGGTGAATGTAACCAAGTTATAAAATTGATAAAGAATGATTATTTCATGAATGAAACTTATAATGATACAGAAGCATCAATCAGGCGTTGGAAGGAGTAACAATGTTTTATAGGGCAATTGTTGAGGATAATAAAGACCCATTGAAGTTAGGGCGTGTTAGGGTTAGGATACTTGGTTTACATACTGATAATAGGGCTGAACAAGATGATTATGAATATTTGCCAACAAATGAATTGCCATGGGCATACCCTATATATCCTGTAATGTCACCAACAATATCAGGTGAAAATTTTGCTTTTGGTGTACCAGAACAAGGTTCAATTGTAGCTGTTATTTTCAAAGACAAATATTATCAAGAGCCTTATTATATAGGCACAATACCTTCAATTGAAAGGCAACCTGATTACAAAAAAGGCTTTTCAGACCCTGATAAAAAATACCCAAAATGGCAAAATGAAAGTTCAATATCAAGGTTAGCAAGGCATGAAAATATTGATAAAACCATAATACCATTAAAACAAGTACCATTGACTAAACCTGTTTTATTTGTTGAACCAGTAACTGTTTATAATGCTAAATACCCATGTAATAAGGTTATTGAAACAAAAAGTGGTCATATAATTGAATTAGATGATACACCAGGGTTTGAAAGGGTACATATATGGCATAGATCTGGTACAAATATTGAAATATATCCTAATGGAAAAATAGTTAAGAAAAGTAAGAATGATGATGTTTCTATAATTTTAGGGGATATGAATATCAAAATTACAAAATCAAAAAATGAAGAAATAGATAATCATTATTATCTTCAAATAGAAGGAGATGTTAAATTAAATACAAATGGTAATGTTATTATAAATAGTTATAATAAAGAAAAAGAAGTTTATGTGAATAGTAAAGGAAAAGTTAGCATAATTTCACCTGATATTGAATTTGCTGTTGAACCAGTTATTTTGAATTTACCTAAACAAAAAATTTATGAAATTATTGATGGGTTTAAATTTTAAGGGGTAACTAAATGGATTTTTTCAGAGATTTGAATTTAAATGCTTTTGAAAATGATGCTTTTTGGGTGAATACCAATGAAGATGCTATAAAATTTGCTATTGAAAATATAGTTATGACAAATAAAGGTGAACATTTGACAGACCCATATTTTGGTGTTGGTGTTAAAAAGTTTTTGTTTGAAAATATTGGTGATGATTTTTTGATTGATTTGGAAAAAGAAATTGAATATCAAATTGAAACATATGAACCACGTGTTATTTTGACGGATGTAAAAGTTGAAGAAATTGATGACCATAAAATTGCCATATATATTTATTACAAGGTAAAACAAACAAATGTTTTAGACAATGTAACTATTATTTTGAATAGGAAAATATAGGGGTAAACTATTATGGCTAAAAATGTTGCTAATTTAGATTTAGAAACAATAAAAGCTAACTTGAAAAATTACCTGAAACAACAAAATGAATTCAAAGATTTCAATTTTGAAGGTAGTGCTATAAGTACACTTATTGATTTGTTAGCATATTTTATTCAATATATAGGCTTTTATACAAATGCTACCTTCAATGAAATGTTTTTGGAAACTGCTCAAATAAGGAAAAATGTAGTCACATTAGCTAAAGCATTAGGCTATTACCCAAGACGTAAGGTAGCAAGTAGAATTACAGGTACAATTAAATTTTTGGGTAATAAAAACATTGCTATACCATCAAGTACTAAATTTGTTGGTCATGATAATGAAGGTAAAACTTTTCAATTTGAAACAAGGGAAATTGTTAATTTAAACAGTGACAATGATTATCAATCAACCATTGTTTTATACCAACAAGAAACAGTATGGTATGAAACTACTTATGATAGTGAAAGTAATACAATTGTTTTACCATATGGTGATGAAATTGAACAGTTATTTGTATTTGTAAATGATGAATTGTGGAATTTTTATGATTACAAAATTGATTTAACTGGTGATAGTAAAGTTTATTTTCTTGAAGAAGATAGTGAAACAGGTAAATTAGTAATATCATTTGGTAATAATTTGTTTGGTAAACAACCTGAAAATGGTTCAAAAATCAAGGTAAAAATGTATATAACACAAGGTTCAGCAGGTAATGATATAAATGATATTGAGTTAGCTGATATTATAACTGATAATGATAATAATGCTTATGATAAAAATGATTTTGAGTTAGTTTTTAATGAAAAATCATCAGGTGGTCAAGATGAAGAAACAATTGAAAGTATAAAACTCAATGCACCAAGAATGTATGAAACACAAAATAGGTTAGTAACTGAAAGGGACTACAAAGACTTTTTATCAACATTTGATTTTGTTGATGCATATTCAGTTTGGGGTGGTGAAAAATTCAAGCCACCTGTTTATGGAACAGTATTTTTAGCTATAAAACCAACAAATGGCAAGTATTTGACAACTGAACAGAAAAATGAATTATTAAGTGCTATCAAAGAAAAACAAATAGTTAGTTTGAGAACTCAATTTTTAGACCCTGAATATATTGATATTGATATTGATGTAACTGCTTGGTATTACAAAAACAAGGGCTATGATACAACAATATTAATGAATAATATAAAAGATGCTATAACACAATATTTTCAAAGCAATGATATATATTTTTATTCATTGTTGAAATATTCAAAATTAATTGATTTAGTGGTTAATATTGAAGGTATATCACATTGTGAAATTAGCTATATAACAAGTACTACTTTATTAGTTAATCCAAATGATTCTTATATTATAAATGTATTTAATGCTTTAAAGCCTAATAGTATAAAAGCAAATGATTTTATTGATGATGGTAAAGGTAATTTGGTATTAAAATCAACTAATGATATTATTGGCAATGTTGATTATACAAACGGTGTTATAAAATTTGAATATAAACTACCTGAAACACCATATACAGTATATTATGATTTTGAAAACCAAGATATTGCTATACAATTTAATGTATTGTTAAATTTGAATAGTGTAAATGTAACCTTAAATACAATTTAGGGGCTTGGTAAATGAACAATTTTGAAATTTTAATACAATACCTTATACCTGAATGGGTACGCAATAAATACCCTAATTATGTGAATTTTGTGAAATATGTTTTTCAATCATTAGAACAACAAGAAGATGGTGTTTTAGCTGTTTTGAATAATTTTTATAAATTCATAGATGTTTCACAAATAGATGACAAAACATTAGAACAATATTTATATCAATATGTAAATTCATTCCCTGTTGATTTAGCTTCAAAAATTAACCTTTCAACATTCATAAAAAATGCTAAAACCTTTTATGCCTCAAAAGG